CAAAGATAAAATAGTGTCTTATTAAATTTTCATTACTTGTTTAGTATGTGAGCGAACCTTTCACTATATAATAATGCATTACGGCGGTAGCAACGTGCCAACCACCGTGTAAATATACAAGTGTTCCTTCTTGCGGACATGCGTTATTTCTATATAGAAATCTTTCGTATTCCCAGAGAACCTTACCCAAAATAAATACAAAAATCGCCTTATTATATGATATATTAATACCATAATTAATATTATTATTTATTATTAGTCCTGACATAGCAAGACCCTGACTAGTAATCACAGTTAAAAATACGGTGTAGTTACCAGTCAATATATATAATAATGATAACACAGACACAGAGCACTCATATATTTTATTTCTAGAGAACCTTATGTCTATATCAAGCATTTTTATGTAAGAATCGCATAATAATACTATTGGTATTTCATCTAACAACTGACCAACGCGTGTTCCCGAACCGTGAAAGCATATACTTCCTATACCGGTGAGACACATCAATAAAGAACTGTATATAGACAATAAATTATGACCCATTTGTCGTGTGTTATAAACAGACACCAAATACACTATATTACTGAACGTATTTATCGGTTCATTAAACCAACGATTATCTTCTAATTGTTGGTTCGTATATCGTTCACACCATTCTATACTCGCCATTTTGTTATATTATTTACGGAGAGAATCGTAATTGGTTATAAACCATTTAATAGTATCCTCTAACCCACTCTCAATAGTTATTGTATTTAAGTCACCGTATAATGCTTTCCATTTACTATTATCAGCGGTTTTCTTATATTGTCCATCCGAATATTTATCATCAAATACCATTCTTTTTTCCCAATCAAACGCACGAGATATTAAACGTGCAACATTACCTATACTAATCTCATCGGATTCATTTACACTTAAAATAATTGTTTTTGGTACTTCTTTCTTATGCTCTTGCAGGATTTTTATAATCATTTTGGCCAAGTCTTGAGAATGAATAAATTGTCTTAATGGAGAACCCGAACCATAAACAACAAAATTCTCGTTATTTTTCTTGGATAAATAACACTTATGTATTAAAGCAGGTATCACGTGACCATCTTTCAAATTAAAATTATCGTGCGGTCCATATATATTTGTAGGTATTACACAAATAAAATTACATCTATCGGGATACTGCTCGTTATAAACACGACAACCTATGTGTAGCATTCGTTTAGCATACGCATATGAATAGTTAGAATCGTGAGGCGGTCCATCATGTAACATCGTCTCGTTTATAGGATATGATGTATTATCTGGGAAAATACAAGTAGATAAACAACAAACACACGTTTTTACATTTGTTTTAAGACACGCCGATAAAACATTCTGGTTTATCATTATATTTATATTCCACATCTTCATTTTTTCATCTATATTACGGAAAAGACCACCCACGTACGCCGCTAAGTGAATTACTTTATCGGGTTTTATCTTGCTGAAATATTCTAATGTTTCTTCATAGTTTGTTAAGTCACATAGACAACTCGACGAAAATATATACTCATCGTCCGTATTATCATTTGAAATAATGTGTCTTATACCATTACCTACTAAACCGGAACCACCGAGCACTAATATTATCATATGGTCGTGATTATATTATTTTATATTTTATATCTTGCTTATTTTATATTATTTACAAACCTATTAAATAAATGTCTTCATTAATAAATATAATGTCTGTAATTGCTGAATATGTTTGGATTGGAGGAAACGGTGATGATATTCGGTCTAAAAGTAGAACTTTAGACTTCATGCCACAGTTTGCAAGTGAGCTTCCCATTTGGAATTTTGACGGTTCGTCTACAGGACAGGCACCCGGAAACGACTCGGAGGTAATGCTTCATCCCGTATCTATTTTCAGTGATCCTTGGCGTGGCGGTGATCATATTTTGGTGATGTGTGAGACTATTCTACCCGACGGCGTTACACCAGCTAAGTCAAACCATCGCGCATACGCCAGAAGTGTTTTTGAAACCGATACCGTTTCAGCAGAAAAGACCTGGTATGGATTAGAACAAGAGTATGTGCTCTTTGAAAAGGACGGAAAAACGCCTCTTGGTTGGCCAGTTGATGGGTATCCTGCACCACAGGGTCCATATTATTGTGGAGTTGGTTATGGTAATGCGGTTGGACGTCATATTATGGACGAACACTATATCGCGTGCATTGATGCTGGTGTTAAAATAGCAGGAACAAATGCCGAAGTAATGAAGGGTCAATGGGAGTATCAAATCGGTCCTTCAGAGGGTCTGGATTGTGGTGACCATATGTGGATGTCGCGATATTTATTATACCGTGTTTGTGAGTATCACAATGTCGTAGTTAGTCTGGACCCCAAACCCGTTGTTGGTGACTGGAATGGTTCTGGTTGTCACTCTAATTTCAGCACGCTGTCTATGCGAGATGGTGTAGAAAACAGCATTGAAACCGCCGTATTTAATCTTTCAAAAACACATCCCGAACATATGGATTTATATGGTTCAGGAAACGATAGACGAATGACTGGACTACACGAGACATCTACGGTAAATGATTTCTCATATGGTGTTGCTAACCGAGGTTGTTCTATTCGTATTCCACGCAATACTGCAAAAGAAGGTAAGGGATATATAGAGGATAGGCGCCCAGCAAGTAATATTGACCCATATCTGGTATCTGCTAAGATTGCCGAGACCGTGCTTCTCAAGAATTTCGGCACACATAACGTTGTATTAGATGCATTCAAGTAATTTGCAGATTAAAACCGTTGAAAGAATATTACTCGGAATAAATACATTATTAGATAAATAATGTATTTTACAAAATTCTTAAATATAAAACGATATAATGATTCTGTCCTATTATAGGATAGGTTATATGTCTACCGATTGCGAAATTTGTGCCGAAAAATACAATCGTTCAAATAGATTACCAATAGAGTGTGGATTTTGTGAATATAATGCGTGTCGGTCTTGCTGTGAGATATGGATTCTTGATAATACTATACCACGATGTTTGAATACAACATGTCGCAAAGAGTGGAACCGTAAATTTTTAGTAGATAATTTCACGAAAAAGTTCATGGCGACTACATATAAGAACCATCGGGAGAAAATACTACTGGATGAACAACGGGCTTTATTACCAGCAACACAACCTATAATAGAGCGTCAAATTGAAGCTGAGCGCATTACCACTCAGATGAATGATTTAAATGAAAGAATCCGTGAGTTGAACATAGAAGCATGGCGTCTTTCGCGCCATAGACAGAGTTTAAACGAGACTGATACTACAAATATACGACGTGCGTTCATTCGTGCTTGTCCCGATGAGGAATGTCGTGGTTTCCTCAGCACCCAATGGAAATGTGGTATTTGTGAGAAATTTACTTGTAATAAATGCCATCACGTTATAGGTGCAAACATGGAAACAGAACATACGTGTGACCCTGCAGATGTTGCAACAGCAGAATTATTGAATAATGATACCAAATCTTGTCCAACGTGCGGCACGGGTATTCATAAGATTGAAGGCTGTGACCAGATGTTTTGCACGATGTGTCATACTGCATTTAGTTGGAGAACTGGACGCGTGGAGACCCATATACATAATCCACACTATTACGAATTAATGCGCCGCATGGGTGGTAATGTACAAAGGAACCCGAATGAAGTTATATGTGGTCGTGAAATAAATCATATATTTACTCGTCAATTGTTTAATGAAATGAAAATACGCCATATACCACGACGTCAAAGTAAGTATATTACAGATATATGTCAAATAATTTCTCATAATCGTTATGTTTTATTGCCTCGTTATCATGTAGATCATGTCTTGAACCATCAGGATTTACGAGTAGCATATTTACGTAAATACATAGATGAAACAGAGTTTAAAGTGCGTTTACAACGCATGGATAAGAAAACGAGTGTTAAACGTGAAATATATGATATATTGAATGTCGTACAAAATGCCGTTACTGATATTTTATATAGATACCATGATAAGATAGTGAATATGGAAACTACATATGAACTATCAAGCGATGAGATAAAGGCGGAAGTTAATTCTTTGACCGACGAAATACCTTGTATTAAAGAGTATGCTAACGAGTGTTTATCTGATGTATCAACTGCATACGGAACTGTAAGAAAGCGATTTGATGATGAATTGCGTTTTAGTTATTAGTCATAAAGACCCTTATTGCAAACTGCATATGATTAAATTATACTATTGTCGAGTAGGAATTCCTCGTCTGTTTTACGTTCAGGTTCTTCATATTTACCCTTCAGTAAAGCAACCATGATAAAAGTTAGATCATCAAAATCATAATCCATTACCAATAATTCATTCGTTTTTACATTATATAATTTGAATTCGCGCGGTTCTTTGTGAATTACATTATAGACCCATGCATAGAAAATTAACTGAATTTTGTGTTCTAAAGTTAGAGAACCTGTGCATTTAAATTCAAAAACTGATTTAGTAGTCATTAGATCAAGTATCCCAGAGAACTCAAATTGAATATTCATAAAATACGGCGATAAAATACGATTTAATTGCTCTTGTTCTCCAATCATAGAAGGTGATATAATATATTTTTCTGCTTCAAACAGAGAACCTTCATATACTTCATCGTAAATAACACTTTTATATCGTTCCATACAGGTTTCAATTAGTTCATAAGACAACCAATCATAGTCATTTTCATCAATTTGTTTCAATCTATAGTTAAGGTTCTCTTCAATAGATGAGAGAACATTTGCGAGAAAAAGATAATCTTCTATTGTTTTACAAGGGTTCGGTAACTTATCTACAAAACCCCTTATATATACGTGTTCATCTTCTCGCGATTCTAATAATAACATGTGTATTCTCTTGAATAATGTGTTACCTGGGTTCTCTTTTTCTGGATAATATTCATTATATAACTGATCGTATAACATACATGGAATTGCTATTCCATTTAGATCGCTCACTCCTTCATATAAACCGTGTTGGGTCTGTATGATATTTGGTATTTCTAATTCTGTAATTAAAGTGCTTGTTAGAGAACCTGGTTTAAAAATACGTTCAATAATGGGTGTTATTTCTTCAATAACCGGGTCGGGTATAAAATTCACAAGTTCACTGCCGCGAATACGTTTTGTTTTTATAAGGTTCTCATCTTTCTCTTCTGTTTCTATTTCAAAATACTTTCTAGGAGTGCCCTTGAAATCAATAAAATCAGTACGACCCATCTCGTGATGGTTCATTTTTAAGAATTCGAATGGTCTTGAATACCGATTGTTTTCGAATTCAATTACAAATAACTTACAAGATGCACGTGTGGTTGCTACGTAAAACACGTTGGGACAAAGGGACATGTCGGTTTCGTCACGTGCAAACCGCTTATAATAATCATTATCAAAACCAAGGACAAATACATACGGTCTTTGGCGTCCTTTGGATGAATGAAATGTGGAGAACACGACTTTACCATTGATTATTCTTTTATCCAATTTACCAATATCGAATGTAGGAACATAACAAGGAACATCGTTGGTTACGAGTGTGTTTTCTATACTTTTTACAATAGAACTCTTTACAGATGCAGTCAAAATAAAAATATCGTTGGGTTTCACACCTGCATCCAATAATTGTTTTATATTATGGACGATGTATTTACCTGTATTATGTGGATTTCCTCTATAATATACGACAGGTTCTCCTGATTTACAAGATAACATAAGTTCTTCGTTCAACATTGTTTTATTTACAAAGGAAGAAACCTGATCTGTAATACGATAAGACATCTTGAGAGTGCAATGAATAAAGCGCTTATCTTTTATAAAAAGAAAATCTCCCCAAACCTTATCGCCCAGAGATAGAAAACGCGAATCAGAACCCTTGAATTCATACAACGACTGTCTAACATCACCAAGTATCAATAATTGAACTGGATTACCACCATCTTCTAAAAACTTTTTAATTAAACGATAGTATAAAGGAGTATTATCTTGATATTCATCTAACATACACATATCAAAATGTATAATATTACGGACGGGTTTCATATCATTCTTGAGAACCTTACGAATACCTGTATCAGTATTACAGTCTTTTGAATAATAATGGAAACCCAAACTATGAAATGTATGAACCTCTATATTGGTCAAACCCATTGCCTTTACCTTCTCTATATTTTCGGCACGCAGTTCAGAGTTATAAGTGAGTTGTATTATTTTTTTATCAGGGAATTGTTTGGCTGCAGCGAGAATAGTGCTGGATTTACCAGAACCTGCAACTGCACTGCAAATTACGTTATAACCTTCTTTTAATTTATCTATAACATATTGCTGCTCCCCCGAGGGTTTGTTCATGTGTTAGTCTAATAATATATATGAACTCATATTTAAACGTTTTATTAATAGATTTATTGTAAATAGAGAGAACCTAAAATACTATTTGTCTTTCGGTGCTGCCATTTTACATCGTTCCAGAACAACCATTTGCATCGTTATAGTCAATAACTGCTGGTCATTTATAAGATTTAAAACCTGTAATTTATCTTTATCATAATCCAATTTATTCATTCGTTTCATTAACAATTCCTGGTTATTGATATAACGCGTCACCGGCGTTGGCTCGGAATTGCGACGATTATTAATTATATTATTCATCATATGTTTTGTATCAACTATACCAGAATCATTCTTCATTTCATTATATTTTTCGTTCAATTTACTAACCTCACTTGGAACAGACTTATTTACTGGTTCAGATAAACGGCGTTCTCTATTCAATCTAAATTTTGGTTTTTCTGCTTTGATAGAACCTACGGGTTTTCCCGGAACAAAATCTGGGTATTTTGGTTCTATTGTATCAAGTTGTTCTATGACTTTATTGGATACTTTGGAGTCATTCTTATCGTTTATTATTTCGGGTTGTATATAATTTTGACTATTTACACGGGGTAATGCGTCCTTGCGTTTTTGTCTTGATGTTATAGGACGACGCGTTGTAACGACGGATGCACATTTTAACATAGTCAAGTAATTTAAAGTATTATGGATGATACCTATTTTCGGGTGATTTGGATTAGTTGCTTTCCATAATATTTTCATTTCCTCTGTATCGTAATGGGGGTCGATGGCGCCAATCACAAAAATATGATTTTTTATATTAACGGATGTCTTATGCTCAAACAACACGTGAGTAATAGTGCGTCTACGCGAAGGAATAAAACTATGTTT